CGCCTAGCGTTCGGACCATGGCTGACGCCCCGGCCCCTGTGGCCGTCCCGACCCTGCGCGAGCGCGTAGGGCTCGCCTTGAAGGCGCTGCGCGGGGACATCACCGCGCCCGACGCATCCCGCGCCGTCATCCCGCTGACGTACCCGAATTTCCCCGGTTTGACCGGCACGACCGGCCAGCCGCAGAACGGGCTCGCCAGCGGCACGCCGCAGATGTCGCTGGTCCGCACGGCCAACCCGCAAGAGTACAAGCCCGAGGGCGCGTCGATCCGCGTCGAGGGGTTCAGCAAGCACCCGGTCGTCCATGCGTGTATGCGCGTGATCGCCGACACGGTGGCGTCGGTGCCGCTTATCGTGCTGCGCGCGCGGGGTGACTTTGAATCGCGCGTGCCCGAGGCGCACCCGCTCCAGCGGCTGCTGGACTACCCCGGCCCACGGTTCACGGCCCGCACCATGCGCGCGCGGCTGGCGGTCGACTTCCTAGGCTACGGCAACGCCATGCTGGAGATGGACCGCGGCCCGTCCGGCGTGGGCTTGCCGCGGCGACTTGGGTCTATCAACCCGGAGTCGCTTCAGTCGGTGTGGGTAGACACGGACGGCGACCCGCGGCGGTACGACTACGCCAACTGGAGCGGGATCATCGTGCAGCGGGACGTGGCGGACATCATCCACGTCCGCGACCTGGAGATGCCGCGTCCGTTCACCCCCGACGCGTTCGGTTTCCCCCGCGGGGCCACGGCGCTGGCGTCCATCGCGGCCGACAACGAGGCCACGAAGTACGTCCGCCAGGTCGTGACCAACGACGGCACCCCGACCTTCGCCGTGCTGTTGGCCGACGAGGCTACGCAGGATGACGCCACGGCCATGCAAGACCGCTACCGGGCCCGCGTGGTGGACCGCGGCAAGCGTGGCACCCCCGCCTTCTTCGGAGCCGTAAAGGACATCAAGCCCCTTGGCTTTACGCTGTCGGACCTAGAGTTCCCCGACCTGCGCCGGGTGTCCCGCGAGGACATTTGCGCGGCGTTCGGCGTGGACCCGCGGATGATCGGGATCGCGAGCGCCACTAGTGACGCTGGGCTGTCGGGCGCACAGTACGTCGAGGCGCGCGCGCGGCTGGTGCAGCACACCATTGAGCCCATGCTGGCCGCGATTGAGGACGAGTTGAACCATTGGCTCGCCCCCGAGTTTGGGGACGTGTGGATCAGTTACGACCACGACATGCTGCGCGAGCTGGTCGAGGACGACAGCGCCACCAGCACGCGCGTCCGGGCCGAATTCCGCGACGGGCTGCGGACGTGGGAGGAGTCGCGCCGTGCGCTGCGGCTGTCCCCCATCCCTGAGCCCACCGACACCATCCTCATTAGCGCCGGTGGCACGCTCACGCCCGCCGCGGTGGCCGTCATCGACCCGCGCATGGTGGCCGATCAAGCGCCCGCGCAGGACGACGAGGTTCCGGCCGGTGCGCCCACGGGTGCGCCTGCCGACGCCGCCTCAACTCTTGAGGCGCCCACGAACGGCGGCGGACTGGCGATCAACTTGAATGGCGCGCAGATCGCGGCGGCGAAGGACATCATCCTGGCCGTGGCGGCGGGCCAGCTCCCGCGCGGCAGCGGGATCGCGATGCTGCAAATTCTGTTTGGCTTGAGCCCCGAGGAGGCCGAGCGTCTGATCGGGGACGCTGGCACGGGCGCGCCGACACAGCCCAACATCATTGAAGGGGCTGGCACGGTCACCGATACCGTGGCACCAACCTCCCGGCCTGCGCCGTCGTCTATGGACAGCGAGGACGAACCCGACGACGAGGAAAGCAATGGCCGCTCGGCGCAACGTGTTTCGGCAGGAGGTGCCCCCGTACCGGCGCGTGCTGCCGTGGCGGCGGTGGCAGCGATCCAAAAGGCACCGGCTCCCGCTGGTGCGGCGGTACGGAATGCCAGCCCTCTGGTAGACGAGCAAGGCCGCCCCTACTGGGTGCATCACCCCGAGGTGCTGCGCGCCCCGCTGTACCGCGAGGACGGCGAGCCGAACGAGGACCACATCCTGTACCGCTACTGGAAGCGGCAGGTGTCGGAGATGGACCGGCAGGAAGCGCCGTTCTATAGCACCGCGCGCGAGCGGTTCCGCGAGGACGCCAAGGGCGTAGCCGCGATGTTCGCCAAGGCGACCCGCGCGGACGACCCGGTGTTGGACGCCATCGAGCGGCAGGTGCGCGCCAACTACGCCAAGGGCGGGGACTACTACGCCGCGTGGCGGGCCGCGTATCTGGAGCTGATCGAGCGCATGTACCTCTTCGGCGCGCAGGAGGTGGCGGGCGCGGGGTTCAGCTTCGGGCTCAAGCCCGCCAGCGTGCTGGACGCCATCGCCAATCGCGCCGACCGGCTGGCCGAGCTGATCGGGGAGACGACCGCCAACCAGGTGACCGCGGCAATCCGGTCCGCCGAGCTGGCCGAGCTAAGTGTGGCCGAGACGGCGCGGCTGATTCAGGCCAGCGTATACGGCGAGCAGATGACCGACGTGCGGGCCACGCGCATTGCCAAGACCGAGGTGGCGGGGGCACAGTCGCAGGGCTCATGGGATCAAGCCAAGGCCGAAGGCGACCTGTTCCGCGCGAAGCAGTGGCTGGCTTTCGAGGACAGCAAGACTCGCCCCACGCACGCCGCGGCAGGGGCACAGCCGCCCATCGGCATGGATGACGCGTTCGGCAACGGCTTGCTCTATCCGCTGGACCCACGCGGCCCCGCGGGCGAGGTCATCAACTGCCGCTGCACGTTGGCCTATTACACCGAAACCGCCGAGGAGGCGCAGGGCGTCCTATGACCGTACAGACTGTGACGCTGCACCGCCGCGAGGTGGCGCTGGAGACGCGCCAAGATGAGCTACCCGCGGGTATTGCGGGGCGCATCACCGGCGTGGCCCTGACGTATGAGCAGGTCGACACCTACGGCACCGTGTTTGCGCGCGGCTGCGCGAAGCGCACCATCGACCTCAAGGTCAAGGCGCGCAAGGTTCCCTTCCTCATGGACCATGAGCGCGAGGTCGATGCCCATGTGGGCGTGGTCGCCAGCCTCACGGACACCGGGGACGCGCTGGTGATGGTCGCCGACCTGTTCGACACCGAGGGTGGTCGGGCCGCGAAAGAATACGTCCAAGCCGTCATGGCCGCGGGCGCGTTTACCGGCCTGTCGATTGGGTTCGTGCCCAAGCGCACCGAGATGGCGACCCTTGACGGGAAGATGGTCGAACGCTTCCTAGAGATTGAGCTGCGCGAGATCAGCTTGACCCCCATGCCCAGCGTCCCCGGCACCGATGTGTTGGGCGCGCGCAAGGATGTACCCGAGCAGCCCCGCGCCTCCGTGCGCACGGACCGCGACCTGCTCATGCTAGCCGCCCGCACGGCGCTCGACGCCTTGAGCGTCACCGACCGACAGGCGGTGCTGGATGCCTACGCCTCCCCGTACCTGGACGATGCGGCCTCGGGCACGCGCGCGGAATGCTGCGCCCCGCCCACGCCGCCGCCAGCCCGCGAGGACGCGGCGGTCCCGATGGCCGACCGGCTCAAGGCCGTGCGGCAGACTTACTCCGTATAACACCGAGGACACCATGAATACCCCGCTGGTCACCAAGAACCGCGCGGCGAACGAGCTGCGCGCGCAGGCGCAGAAGCTCCGCGCCGAGCTGATGGACCCCGCCGTCACGCTGACGGTGGACGAGGTGAAGAACCGCACGGACGCCATCATGGCGTTGGAGCAGCGCGCGCAGGCCGCCGCCGAGTTCACGCCGGACGCCGAGATCGACCGGCAGGGCGGGGACACCGGCCTCACCCGCATCGACGCGGGCGGGCAGCCCGAGCGCACGGAGTTCCGCGGCATGGCCGACGCCATGGCCGATGTCCGCAAGGTGCTGGTCAACCACTTCCCCACGCTGGGCGCCTACATCCGCGCGGCGGCGCGCGGCACGAAGGACCCGCGTCAGGTGGAGGGGCTTCGCAAGGTGGCGGAGATGACGCGCACCATCACCGGCTCAACGGCCGGTGGGGAGTTCCTGCTTCCGCTGACGCAGGTGCCCGAGATTTTCTCGGTGTCCAACGCGCAGCCCGGCATCTTCCAGTACGCCCGCCGCTACAACGTGCCGGGCCGCTCGCTCCGCATCCCGTATCTGATTCAGGACGAGGGGACCACCACCCTAAACCGCCCGATGGCCGGTAAGATCGCCAACGTGACCATCGTGGGCGAGGGCTCGACCAAGCCGGAGCGCGAGCCGCAGTTCGGCCAGCGGCTGCTGGAGATCTACAAGTACGCCGCCATCACCGAGTTTGGTGACGAAATCCTCGGCGATGACTTTACGGGCGAGCTGCCCAGCGAGGTCACCACCGCGGTGGGTGGGCAGATCATCAACAAGCTCAACGAGGATCTGACCATCGACGGCACGGGCTCGTCCCAGCCGCTCGGCGCGCTCAACACCAACAACGGCTCGCTGATCGCGGTCAATCGGACCACGGCCAACAGCTTCGTGGCGGCGGACGCGTTCAAGATGTACGAGCGGCACACGGTCGGTCCGCGCTCGGTGTGGATGGTGTCGCGCCGCGTGCTGGCGCAGCTCTTCGCCCTCCAGGCGACCAACAACACCATGGTCACCTGGATCAGCAACCTGCGCGACACGCCGCAGATGCTGCTGCTGGGGCTGCCGGTGATCGTCACCGACCTGCTCAACACGCTGGGCAGCCGCGCCGACGTGGCGCTCGTCAACGGCGACTTCTACGCGATGGGGCTGCGACAGGCCCTGACCGTCGAGTCGTCCATCCACGTCAAGTTCGTGCAGGACATCACCACGTACCGCTTTCTGGCGCGTGGCGGTGGCATCCCGATCCCCACCTCCACCTACGCCTACAAGACGGTGGCGGGCGTGAAGGTGGACGCGCACAGCCCCTTCGTGGTGCTGGATGTCCCGGCCAGCTCCTAAGCTGACCCGTAGCAAGGCCACGGCCGCAGGGGCGCTCCCCCCTGCGGCTGCGGCCGTGCCTGCCCCCGCGACGGCGCGCGTCATGGCGATTCAGCCATGCCTCATCGCGGGCGTCCGGCGCGAGGCGCGGGAGATGTTTGAGGTGCCCGCCGACCGGGTGAACGACTTCGTCCGCTTCGGGCTAGTGCTGTCGCACCCGCTGGCGGGGATGATGGGCGAGCAGATGCAGGCCGCATGGCGCGAGGCTGCGACCCAGATGCGGCCCGGGCTGGACGACAACACGCTCGTGGTGGATGACGCCACCGTCGCGCAGCTTTGGGCGGGACCGGGGCGGCTCTTGTCCCCGCCCGAGGTGCCTGAGCAGTACACGGCTGCGGAGCCGACCGAGGGGGCGCTGCGCGTACTCCAGGTGACCGAGTACGACCCCGGCAGCTCGGTCTACCGCTACCATTCCGCGGCCAACACCGCACCCGGCGTGCTGTCTGCGCTGGTGCGCTTCGACTATAGCAACCCGCATAGCCATTGGCGGCAATGGGACGGGGACGCCCACCGAACCACGGTGGACGTGCTGGCCGCGACGGCCGACGTGCTGCACGTCCACATGGACTACCGCGGGTTGTTTCAGCGCCTGCGCGTGGCCCCGACCGACCGGCAGCGGGTGGCGATCACCTATCATGGCAGCCTGCCACCGGGCGACCCGCGCGTGACCTACCGCGACAAGGACACGGACAGCAAGCTGGGCGCGCTGGTGTTCGGCGCGCGGCCCTACCACCACCGGCACGGCGTGGAGCATTGGCTGCCAATCCCCATGCCGGTCGCCAACTACCAGGCGCTGCGGGCCAGCGTGACGCGCCATCCCCTGCCGTGGGAGGGCGGGCGACTGCGGATCGCGCACAGCCCCACGAAGCGGGCGATCAAGGGGACGGACGACTTCCTCTCCGTGGTCGGCTACCTCAAGGACTACGGCCTGCCCGTGGAGCCGGTGCTGATCGAGGACATGAGCCACGGCGAGGCGCTGGAGCTCAAGGCCACCTGCCATGTGGTGTTTGACTCGTTCTGGCTGGGGATGCAAGGCAGCGGGCTAGAGGGCGCGGCGATGGGGCTGCCCGTCATCGCGGGCGACCACGGCGCGGTGGCGGACCTAGAGCGGCTTGGCATCCCGTGCCCGTGGACTTTTGGCGACACGCGCGAAGAGCTGCGCGAGGCCGTGCGGCGGCTGTGCGTTGACAGCGGCTTCTACGCGGCCGAGGCCCAGCGGGTGCATGATTACACCGTAGCCCACCACGACTACCCGGTGGTGGGTGTTAAGTACGCCCGACTTCTGCGCGAGGCTGTCCGTGGCGCTGCCGACTAGCACCGACCTGAAGGACTACCTGCGGATCGAAACCAACGCGGAGAACCCGCTGTTGGCCGCGCTGGTGGCGCGCGCGCAAGCCATGCTGGAGGGGTGGATCGACTGCCCGATCACGGCCGAGGCGCAGACGGCGGTGGACCGCGCCGAGTCGCTGGACGAGCCGGTGACCAGCTTGATCTTCCCGCGCCGTCCGATTGGCAGCGTGAGCATCACGGACGCCGAGGGCGGCACGGTGGACCCGACCACGTATACCGTATACGGGGCGTCGGGCATGATCTACGCCAAGCCGCTGACGAGCTTTTATAACGGCCCCTACACCATCACGGCGCAGGTCGGGCTGTCGCTGCGCGCGGACTATGCGCGCATTGAGCCGCTGCTGACCGAAATGATTCTCGACCTTGCCGCCGACCTGTACCAGCGGCGGACCCCCGGCGCGGCCAGCGAAAAGGCCGCCGACACCACGATCACCTGGGACGCCAGCCGCGAGACGGTGGCGCGGGTGGTCAAGAGCCTGCGCCTGTTCCGGCTGGGGGTGGCCCAATGACGATGGTGTCGGGGCGGCTCGACCAGCGGGTGAGCTTTTGGGCGCGCGAGGACGCGGGCGCGGATGGGTTTGTGCGCCCCGTGTTCGTCTATATGGGCACCTACTGGGGCCGCATCGACCACACCGCGCAGACGCAGAACGTGGGCACCGAGCCACAGGCCGAAATCAACTATCGGTCCCCCGCGCGGGCCACGGTCGCGGACTATGTGGACGTGCCGCTCAACGGGCTGCTCAAGCTGGAGGGCGACCCAACCGCTTATTGGGTGCGGGGCGTCATCACGCAGCGCCAGCTGCGGTCGCAGCGCATCGACCTCGAGGTGGTGACCCCGCTGGAGACGGTCGAGTTTGTGGAGTTTGAGGGGCTGCCGACCACGGACGGCGTCCATCTGGTGACCACCGCCGAGTTTTCCACCGCCTTCGACGAGGCGTTCGCCTAATGGCTGATACCCCGCGCACCCTATCCACGCTGATCGCGCAGCTTGCCGACAACACCAGCGGCAACATCACCGCACAGGTGGTTCGCGATATGCTGGTGTCGCTGTACCCGAGCCGCGGCCAACTCCAGCTCGCGCCGGGTGGCGCGGTCGCCACCACGTTCGCCAGCAGCGGTAGCTATACGCCGGTGCGCGGGACCACGGAGCTGGACACCGACGTGTGCAGTTCGTGTGTGTCGATGCCCGCCAGCGGGCAGCTCAAGTGGGAGAAGGGGTCCACGCACATCCTGAACGCGCAGGCCACCCTTGAGGTGCTGCCCGCGGCGAACAACAAGAAGTATACCTTTACGTTCGCCAAGAACGGCATTGCGCTGCCCGACTTGGCGTTGCCCGCGTTCTATGGCAACTTGAGCGGCAACCCCGTGGGAGTGTACCTGTCCGGGCTGATCCCCATTGCCGAGGACGACATCATCTCGGTGGTGGCCAAGAACGACACCGACACGACGGCAATCACCGCTTCCGTGCTGACGCTGGGCGGCGTCGGCTTCATGACCTAGAGGAGACGACTATGGCACGCAAGGCGTTGGCGACGGGCACGCAGCTCCTGGCGGAGCGCACGATGGGGACGGTCATGCCGAGCGGCGAGGACGCCGTGACCTC